CCCATATTGCAGTATGATGCTAAATTATTGAAAGCATTTTGTATTGCTAGAGAACCATTTATATATATACCTACTGAGATATAATCTCCAGAACTAATATCTTTAAACATTACACATACTGATATGGTATATATTCCAGCACATTTAGTAGTAAATCTATAATTTGTAGTTGGATCATACTCAGAATTTAAATCATATGTTTCTGAATTAAATTGTATTTTAGTTAAGGTTGCATTTGTTAAAGATTGATCGCCACTTCTTCCTACTTTTATTGCAGAAGCAGGTAGTAATTTATATCCATTAATACTAGCATTACCTATATTTAAATTATTTGAACTATCTAACTTTAATATTTCTCTTACCGTTCCACCAGAATCTTTTTGGCTGATAACAGGAAG